TCGGATCGACCCGACACGCTCCGTGGCTATTCATTGAAGCACTTGGTCCTTGACGAATTCGCATTCCACAAAGAGGGCGTATTCGATACAATCCTCCGGCCAGCTCTGGCGGACCGTAAAGGCTCTGCACTATTCATTAGCACACCCGAAGGCCGTAACGCCTTCTACGACGTATACATGAACGGAGAGGCTGGCAAACCCGGCTGGAAGTCATGGCACCTTACGTCACACGACAACCCCCTGTTAGACCCTGAGGAACTTGCCAACGCCAAGGAGACAATGGCTGCGTGGCAGTACCGTCAAGAATTCGAAGCCTCGTTCGACGCGAAAGGTTCCGAGTTCTTTGACCCAGAGGCTTTCCTGTACTACGAGGAGAAACCCGACCATGTACAAGGTGACTACTACATTGCGGTGGACCTCGCGGGCTTTGAGTCGGATAGGGGTAACAAGACGAAGCGTAGGGATAACTCTGCTATCTCTGTTGTATGTGTTGACTCTAACGGGGTGTGGTGGGTTGAAGACGTGCTATTCGGGCGCTGGACACTTAATGAGACGGCCGAACGGATCTTTAGAGCTGTTGAAGAGTACCGACCGATCAAGGTTGGAATTGAGAAAGGACTGGCACAGCAAGCGGCTATGGGTCCACTGCAAGATTTGATGAGAAGAACCCACAGGGTATTCCACATTGAGCTGCTGAGTCACGGGAATCAGCGCAAGCAAGACAGAATACTCTGGGCACTACAAGGTCGCTTCGAGCACGGCAAGATCAAACTCAAGGAAGGCGACTGGAACATAGCGTTCGTAGACGAAGCGTCAGCGTTTCCGTCGCAGCTAGTCCATGACGACCTACTGGACTCATTGGCCTACATTGACCAAATGGCCCTAGTGCCTTACGACTCGTTCAGCATGGAAGACGACTGGACTCCACAGGATGCCGTTGCTGGCTATTGATAGGAATGATTATGGAAGACATCTTTAAGGACATGCAAGACGGGACGGGTGCTGTCGATGAGCACGACCTCGTTGCGTGGGTGGTCGGTAAGGCCACCGAGTGGGAGGAACATTACGAATCCAACTACGCCGAGAAGCACAAGGCATACATGCGCCTGTTCCGCAACGAGTGGAGCAAGGAAGACCAAGAGCGGTCGTCTGAGCGTTCCAAGCTGATTGCCCCTGCGCTAGCTCAAGCGGTTGAGTCTAACGTCGCTGAGGTCGAAGAGGCCACGTTCGGTCGTGGAAAGATCTTTGACATTAAGGATGACGTAAACGATCAAGAGCCGCAGGACGTAGGCTACCTACGCAAGAAGCTACACGAAGACTTCGCTATGGCGCGTGTGCGCTCATCAGTGGCCGAGGTGCTGATCAATGCGGCAGTGTACGGCACAGGGATTGCCGAGGTAGTCCTTGACGAGATGAAGGTTTACCAGCCCGCTACGCAGCCAATGCTTGACGGAGCGATGCAGGAGATTGGCGTAAACGAATCCTACAAGACGATTGTTCGGCTAAACCCAGTGATGCCTCAGAACTTCCGAATCGACCCAGCGGTGAGCTGTGTGGACGAGGCGCTAGGCTGTGCGGTGGATGAGTTCGTATCCCGCCACATAGTCGAGGAGCTACAGGAAAGCGGAGTGTATCGCGACGTAGAATTCGTAGGCGACGCCGCAGCAGACTCTGAGATTGAGTTTGACCAAGACGCTGACACTAGGCCGCAGGACCGGATTCGGCTGCTGAAGTATTACGGGAAGGTTCCTAGGGATCTCCTAGAGGCCGCAGACGCCGACCTAGAGGACGTAGAGCCGGGTCACTACGTAGAGGCCATCGTGGTAATTGCCAACGAGGGAACCCTACTGAAGGCCGTACCGAACCCCTACATGTGCCAAGACAGACCAATCGTGGCATTCCAGTGGGACGTAGTACCTAACACATTCTGGGGACGCGGCGTATGCGAGAAGGGATACATGAGCCAGAAGGCACTCGACACGGAGCTGCGCGCACGTATCGACGCCCTCGCCCTTACTACGCACCCAATGCCGGCCGTAGACTCCACACGGATTCCACGAGGCCACAAGCTAGAAGTACGCCCCGGTCGAATGCTGATGACCAACGGCAACCCCGGCGAAGTGCTGATGCCCTTCAAGTTTGGAGAACTTAACGGCGTCACCTTCCAGCAGGGAGCTGCCTTACAGCAGATGGTCAGCCAAGCGACCGGAGCGGCTGATGGGTCACTCCCAACAGTACAGAACGACGTAACGGCAGCGGGCATGTCGATGGGCCAAGGCGCAATCGTTAAGCGCCAGAAGCGAACACTACTGAACTTCCAAGAGAACTTCTTGATTCCGTTCGTGCGTAAGGCAGCCCACCGCTACATGCAGTTTGATCCAGAGAACTATCCGGTTAAGGACTATACGTTCACGCCGTACAGCTCACTGGGCGCAATGGCCCGCGAGTACGAGGTAGGCCAGTTGACACAACTGATGCAAGTGATCCAACCGGAATCACCCGCGCACGGCGCAGTGGTCAAGGCGATCATCGAGCACCTCAACGTGTCGAACCGCGACGAGATTATGGCAGCTATTGACGCAGCGAACCAACCGAACCCACAGGCCGAGCAGGCAGCCCAGCAGCAGCAACAGATGCAGATGGGAGTGCTTCAGGGCCAGATCAGCCTGCTTAACGCACAGGCCGCTGAGTCGCAGAGTCGAGCACAGAAGTACAGTGCGGAGACGCAGCTTGCACCACAAGAGTTGGCGTTGAAGTATTCCGACACCAACAAGGATGGGGAAGCAGACGCCGACTTCGAGAAGCGTGTACGCATGGCCGAGTTGCTGCTCAAGGAGCAGGAGCTACAGCTCAAGCAGGACACGACTATGGAAAGCTCCAAGGCTAAAGCTGAGGCGGAGTTGATTAAGCAGCTAATGGGAGATGCAGATGGCAGACAGCCTAACAATACTGGCGCTGCTGCGGGACCTACAGCGGCAGGTTAACTTAGTCCAGAAACAACCCGGACCACATGGGGAGCAAGGTCTCCCCGGACGGGACGGCTTACCGGGTCCACAGGGTCCAGAGGGTCGCCAAGGCCCTATGGGTCCGATGGGTCCAACTGGACCTACTGGAGCTGACGGAGCTGACGGAGCTGATGGTGAGGACGGAGTAGGCGTTGAGAGCGTCTCAATGGCCGCTGACGGCGATTTACTGTTCCACCTATCCGATGGTACTGAGGTAGCCGTAGAGTTCCCCACAGGGCTTCTGGGAGCCTCTGAGGGCCATGTAGGGGGCACAACGGTAGTCGGACAGGCCACAGCTAACAGGCAGGAGGTGTTCGTACAGGATACGCCACCCTCAGATCTGTCCAAGCCCTTGATCTGGATAGAGACTAATATTGACGAAGACGGCTGCTTTGCTGTCTACTACAACGACCCAAGGATTTAACTATGAGTATTATTGTAGACGGTACAGGCTCAGGCTACCGCGCTGCTGTCGATAGCGAGAACCGCCTAAAGACAGACGCTGTGGTCGAGGATGCCTTCGTACACGCAGCCGAGAATGGCCGAGCATTTAACATCAATACGTTTGAGCTGGACATCTCAGGCAGCAGCCCATTCGCCAAGCCGCTATTGTACGTAAAGAACAATGGAACAACAGAGCTAGAGATGGTTGGCTGGTTCATTGGCGAGAGGGGAAACAGAACAGGTTCAGACACTACTACGCCGATTCTATTTGAGATGTACGGGAGTCCAACGGGAACGGCTAGCGGCACCGATGTGCCCGTAGTGAACCGCCGTATCGGAGACCCACGAGTGTTTGACTTAGAGTGTCTGGCGCTCCCAACAGGTCTGAGCACTAGCGGCTCCCCGCTGCTGTACCAGTATCACTACGGCGGCAGAGCGTTTGGCACAGTGAACTTTACGGTGCCTGCTGGCGCATCTATTGTTATCTCAGCTAACTTCGCGTGTGACAGCGCAAGCCTCTACACTGGCTTCACTGGCTACGTAGGAGAGTAACGTGGCCCTCGTGAATATGTTTGGCAAAGTGGCGTTGGAGGAGACGCAGCTAGACATAAAGCTAGACCACGGTGAGATCCTCATGGAGGTGCTGCTAGAGTTGCGTAAGATTAACATGCACCTAGCGCACATGACCGACCAGCACATCACAGATCAAGACGTAGAGGATACGGATAATGTATATAGATAGCGGACTCGGCAATGGGAAGACCGCAGGCGTAGACGGTGACAACAGACTGCTCACCGCCTCGTTTAACATTCCCTTCAGCCACCTAATCGCCAAAGACTACCAGAACACATTCGCTGTGTCCTGCTCTGGCTCTCCAGTCCCCGGTGGGGTAACCGTGGCATTACTGGAGAACACATCACCAGACAAGCAGATTGTCATTACACGGCTGACCATTCAGTCTGTAGTCAGCGGCGGCACCGCACTGCCCAGCGTAGCAGGTGGCGTATGGACAATCGAAATGGACTCTGTGTACGACACAGGCGGCACAGCAGCTACCCCAGTGAACCTGTCAGCAGGCTCCAGCGTGGTCGCACCAGTGCGTGTGTTTGAAGATAACCCCGGACTTGCGGGTCAGCCTTCGGTTGCCTACACGCTGTTGGCTATGCCCGGACAGCCTATTGATCTCCAGACCGAAGGTAACGTAATCGTACTACCCGGCAAGGCAGTCAGCATTGGCTTCTCTGGGGACAACTCTGCTGGAGTATTACTTGCCAACGTCTCATTCTCTGTCGTAGACACTGATGGATACTCTGGCTAATGGCCGCATACTTCAAAGTCAAGGGCGGTCCTAACGCTAAGGAAGCCCATGTGATAAGCCACGAAGGTCTCAATCCGGGCCTCATGGTTTACACGCACCCTGCTGACCACTATGA